TTCGTGGACTTAATTCCTACAAATAAAAATAGAGTCCCCACAATTAGAATGTGAAACAAGTGAACATACAATTCTTTCATTTATATATTTCTAAAATATATTAAAGTCTTGTCATTTATTTATTTTTTCTTTGTAAAATATATAAATGTATGCGAACAACGCGTTTAATTATTCTAACACGCAAGCCCATCAAACTGGTGGCAAAAAAACTGTAAGAAAGGTTCTTATTAAGAAGGGAAAAGGACACAAAAGTGTTAAATATTATAAGAATGGAAAACTTGTTTCTACTGTTAAACGCGGTTTGAAACCAGTTGAAGTTGCCCTTATTAAAGTTGGAAAATTTATTCCCGGGCTATTTAAGGACTGTAGTTGCAATAAAACTAGAAAACATCTTCACAAATAAAACTTTGACGCTATTTTGCAAGATGGTCCAATGCAGACAATAATACTTGCTCTTGACTTGTCAACTTTTGAAAAATAAGACACTCGTCCATTTTAATCTGATAATATTTGTGAGCAAAGTTTTTGCACGCGAGATAAACTCCATCGTCGGTTACTTTTATTTCACATAGAATTCCACCAGGTGTTAAATGTACATTATCTGGGTCTTTTATAGGTATCCATCTTATAAAAGCACCATACCTTAACTCATTCATTTCGTCTACATAGGCATATTCTTTCAGTTTTTGCATTAAACTTTTTATTTCTTCTTTTGATAAAGTCAATTCAGAGAGAATCTCTTGTTTCATTTCGTTAATTTTTTTTGTTGTTAGATTTAAAAACTTTTCATTTTCCTCATTGTCTAGAGCTTTTAATAATTTTTCAACATCCATTATATCTTTTATACTTGAATATATTTAAATAATTATTCAAAAAATAATAATATAAAGCACTCGTTAAAGCTATAATACAATGGAAATTAAAATTAAAATTAGTAAAAAAGAATCACATAAATTGATAATTTGCGTTTTTGGATGCACAACTATTCCTGAATACAAAAATGAAATATTAAAAATTGAGGACACTTGGGGGAAACGAGCTGTTAAAAAAGGAGTAAAAATTTTATATTTTTTGGGAGAAGAAAAGTCTGACCTACTTGATGATACTAAATATATATATTTAAAAAATGTTGGGAATGATTATCAGTCAGCTATAGACAAGCAAAACTTGGGTCTAAAATATATTCACGAGAATTATGAATCAGAATTTATATTTTGTTGCGGAACTGACACATATATAAATATTGATAATATGCTATCATACATAGACGGGTTTGATTCTAATAAATCATTATTTGTTGGTGGTCATGGAGATTATAGAACGCTTAAAAATAAACAATATTATTTCCATTGCGGTGGGGCTGGCTTCATACTAACAGGTGTTTGTTTACATTATATTTATTCGGTTTTGACAAGAATTAAAGATGAATGGCATAATATTTGTATTGAAAGTAGTTGTGGAGATTTAATTTCTGCGTGTGATGTTGCTTTAAGTTATTATTTGCAAAATATTATTGGTTCAGATTTACAAATTATTGAAAATAAACAACAATTTTTTGGATGCAATTATAAGGGAATCGTTCATCATAAAGGAGCTGGCCTTTATATGTGCTGTAATAATATTATAAAATTAAAAACTTTAATTTCTTGTCATTGCATGACGCTTCTTGATTTTGACGAATTTACTAAAATCTTAGAGGCTAATTCTTATTTTTCAGAGAATGAAGTAATAAAACAAATAACGATAAATCCATTTTTATTAGACATTCCAGACAAATTTCACTACACTAATAATGAATTAGTAGAAATTCAAAAAAAGATAGAAAATAAAAAAGATCAAGTAATTGATATGATAAAAAGAATTTATCCATATAACGATGAAAATTATAAATTTCCTTTAGAATTAGTTGTTGACAGATGTTCTAAAGGAGTTTGTCAAAAATTAATTGATGTAGACGCCGGTATATATCCTTCAAAAATATTATACAAAATAGGAGACGGAGGAGATAAAAAAAACTGTTTCATTTGTTGCACGACAAATTTAACAAACGATAGAGCTTTGAGGGCTTCTCAAATTCAACAATCGTTAGAAAAAGTTGGGTTCAATGGTTATTTTTATTTATTTAATGGAGGATTCCCAACGCCCAGAGGAAATGAAATGAAATATGTTGCCGTTCCATATTGTTTTAAAATATTTATGATGTTAGAGGCAGAAAAATTGGGGTTTGAAAAAATAATTTGGATAGATGCAGGTTGTTACGCTGTAAATAACCCCGAGAGATTGTTTGATATATTAAACGAAGATGACGCTATTTTTAGACAATTTTGGCCCTATTCTCCAGGAATTCCAACATATGAGAATTCTGTCTTTAAAGAAACGATTGTCAATATCAATAATATTACGGGAGGAAATTTAGTTAATAGCATAAATGTTTGCAGTGTAGTTTTTGGCCTAAATATGAAAAGTCAAAAAATACAAAAATTTATAGATGAATACTACGAAATGGTAAAACTTGGAACGCCATTTTTATCTTATTTCCCAGAAGAAGTTGTCATATCTGCTATTTTTAATAAAGAAGAATATAAATATTTGTTTTATAACAGACATGAAAGTTTGATGCTATTTATTCACGAAAATTATATGTGTAATAACTTTGATATTGCAAAAAATCATGGATATTATTTTGTTCAAAGACAGTATTAATAATATTATTAGTTCAATAAAATAATAATAATATTTATTTTATTTATTTTTTCAATTTTGACTCATTTTTACCAGTTAGCACCAAACGCACTTCCACCAAGAACCTCATTTGCAGCCATAATCATTCCGCCATATGGGTCACCCATTCCAGGCGTCGCCGCCCCAGGCATTGGTGTTGCATCATTGCGATACATTGCGTTATAGTCTGGGGCATTTTGCTTAACTGGCTCTGTTGGCAAACTGCTAATAGATGTGGTTCCTTGACTCATTCCACCATATAATGAATTTCCCATGGCGCTTGCATTATTGGGAATTTGATTTTGACCAGAAATTGGTTGAGAGACTTTCACATTTCCTTTGCCTTTCCCATTCTTCTTTTTCTTATCATCAGAAGAGTTGCCTTCCCATAAATCCACAACTCTATCAAATAAAATGCTCACTTTCTCTCCCATTTTTGTTTGCAAGCTGAGTGTTATTACTAATACGGCCAAAGTTATATAAATTACGCTAAACTCTGGGTATTTTGTTCCACTATACGTGGGAATGTATGTGATAATTCGGTTAATGTAAAAAATGCCAACAAACATAACAACAATTTGAATAACAACTTCTGCTAAAAGCTCAAAACTCCCTTTATCCTCGTCAGCCTCTGGAACAAACTTTTGCATGGCTTTATTCAAAATGATAATTGGGATAAAAGCAATAAGTGCATATTGAGTTATGTTTAATAATTCTGCTTTTGAGTCGTCGTCAAAATTAAATACATGTTTAAAAAACCCGAATTTTGATGATATTTTTGAATCGTCTAGACTGTCCATATGATTTATAAAAAGAAATTAAAATAATAAAACATAGGATTTTGAAGTCTTCCTAAACAAGTATAAAAACATGGCTATATATTTTGATTAAAGGGAGAAAAATGACAAGCAATCCTGAAGAGTTGCAATATCTTAATCTCATTCAAAAAATTTTGGATAGAGGAACATTAGAACAAGGTAGAAATGGTAATACCTTAAGCGTTTTTGGCGAATCTATGCGATTCTCTCTTGAAAACGGAAAGATTCCAATTTTAACAACCAAAAAGGTCGCATGGAAAACTTGTTTAAAAGAGCTTTTGTGGTTTGTTCGTGGAGAAACTGATAATAAACTTTTACAGAAACAAGGTGTTCATATTTGGGATGGAAATACTAGTCGCGAATTTTTAGATTCTAGAGGATTGCATTTATATCCTGAAGGAATTGCTGGCCCTGGATACGGGTATCAATGGCGCAATTTTGGTGCAAGTTATAACTGTTTCACTGGTAAAAGTTTAGACGTAGACCATCCTTTTGATGGAATTGATCAATTGCAAAATATTATTGACCAATTGAAAAATCCAGAGACAAGAAATAGCCGTCGTCTTATCATGAATGCTTGGAACCCCAAACAATTGGATCAAATGGCGCTACCTCCTTGTCACATAATGTGTCAATTTAATGTTCATGATGGAAACAAACTTTCGTGCGCAATGTTTCAGAGGTCAAACGATGAATGCTGTGGAACACCTATAAACATCGCATCTTATAGCTTTTTAACTCATTTGCTTGCAAAACATTGTGGACTAGAAGCATACGAATTTGTTTATTTTAAAGGAAATTGTCACATTTATGAAGAACATAATGAAGGAGCAAAAATACAGTTATTGAGAGACCCATTTCCATTTCCAACTGTTTCAATTAAACAAGTTAGGGAGAATATAAACGATTATACGGTTGAAGATTTTGAAATTCACAATTATCAACATCATCCACAGATAAAATTTCAGATGGTTGCTTAGAAATTTCATAATTAACATTAGTTTGCGTAAATAAGTTAAAAACAAATTATTTAATTACTTTATCATGAGTAGTGCTAGAGCTAATGCATCCGCTAGAAATCGTCGTGCTGGAGGGGATATGCAACCGCCCCAGCAAATGCAGGGTTATCCTGGACAGCCTATGCAACAACAACAAATGCAAATGCCCACCAAGTTGTCCGTTTCAGACGCAATTGCTCTTATTACGCTTCGTTTAGGTCGTCTTGAACAAATTGTTCAGAATATGCCGGTAGATGGTCAAATGGGTGTTGGGTCTGATGGAGAAAATATTCGCATAGTTGATAATGAAGTTTTTGAAAATATGGCTCAAAGATTAGATGCACTTGAAGCAGGTCAAAAAGAACTTGCAATGAGAAAGCCGGTTCTTAACACAGCATCACCGGCTCCAGTTACGCAAGTTGTCAACAACACTGTTACAAAGGGTCTTTCTGAATCAGTAGAAGTTCTAAAGGCGGAGATGGTTCAAGTGAAGGACCTTTTATTAAATTTGCAAGGATTCACTATGCAAACAAATCAGCGTTTGTCTGATATTGTTTTCAATGGAGGAGAGTTTGTTGAGACACTTGACGATACTGATGGAATAATTAGTGGAAATGTTGTTGAAGATTCAGCTCAAAACCATACAGCAAATGATCTTTTGCTTGACCCTACTTCTTTAGAGGAATTTGTCGCGAACCCATAAACATATTTGCAAGTTAACTTGACGAAATCTGGAACAGAATGACCTATCATGAAACGAAACTATGATCGCTTATGGGTAATATATGTATAAAAAATCTATATGCATATATTATTATAAATGGCAACTGCCAATCAAACTTTAGACATTCATGAACAAATCCACGCACAATTTTCATCCAATGAGCATATAAAAATTGCAAAAGCTAATATTATGAAGACTTGTTTTAATGATGTATTGTCAAAACTCTGTTTTGCACTAGATTCGCAAAACATTATACTTGACTACAGATATTTTAAATTTATTGCATCCGTGGATAATTATGAATTTATTATTTGCTACATTGTCTCGGTTATTCAATGCGTCTTAAATAAACATGAAACTTTTATACTTCACGTTAATTTAGATTCATTGTCGTTGCTTCACATTGAAAAACATTTTGGATTCATAAAAAGAATGTCAGAAGTTTTGAAAACTACATTTCCAGATAAACTAAACATTTGCAATGTTTACAATGCTCCATTTATTTTCTCAAAAGTCATTTCTATTATCGGCGCATTTGTTGATAAGAAAACGCAGCAAAAAATGAAACTTATGAAATCTGACTAAAATTGTATTGAAAATGGTTAAAATACGTGGGTCATATGAATAATTCTAATATGATCTAATAGAGCACTATTAATCTTATCAAAATGATTTGTGTCAGCAATAAAAGATTGCTTAAATTTAATAAAATTAACAATTGCTTGATTGGATTTTCTACTGCGATATATTTCATCAATTCCCGTAAATAAACCCAACCGTTTTAGGGTTTCATTATAAATTGCATCTCCTGCAGAACGAACCGGCCATTCTTGACACAATTCTTCTCCCAAATAACTTTTAATATCATTCTGAAGAGTTGTCTTACCTGTTCTTGCTGGACCAGCCAAAACAATCATCTTCGCGTTAGGCGTACCATTCTTTACATTCTCAACATATTGAATCAAATATTCGTAATCGTCATCATTCAAATATTGTGCCCAATTGCTCAACTGATGTTGCGTCATAATATAAATATAATACGAACTTACATTTATATTGTTTTCTTTGGCTAACCTATTTCTTTTTTATATTTTTTGTGACATTGTAGTTTGTAAACGTACACACGTAAATAAGATGCGCCACAAATAGAATAGAAAAACTTAAAAGTATAACCATGATTGCATATAAAACCTTGGACGTATTATAAAAAAAATTATAACCTGGTTCAAATTTTTTATCTAACTGAAGCAATTTAATGAGATACAATAATATATATGTTAACCCAGAAAATGAATCCCAGTTATTTTGGTTTTCTGTTTCTGGAAATAGTTGATAACACATTGGCTCGTGATACATATATCTCTTAAATTTCGTGAATGTATAATAATCCCAGTCTACAATTTCTTTTGCATTTTCTTGCAAAACCTCTTCTATAACGCTCTTTGTGTATACACATGCGTGGGTTCCAATCCCGCACGACAATACATTATTATATTTATCATATGGTCTTTGGATAAATGGAAGACACCCCAACATATAAATCATGGGTTCATTTTCTTTTTTCTTAATAAACTCCATAATATTCGTTTGGTTTTGTTTTTTTTTTATTTTATCATTAAACGTGAAATCATCTTCCAAAATTAAAATATTCTTATAATTTTTATATGTTGCATCTTTAAATATGTAAAGAAATGCATCTATCAAATCTATTTGCGGTTTATTTAAATGTAGAGACTTGTTGCAATTCTTATAGCCTTTGTTATACAAAATATAAACTAAATTTGTTGGGTGGTATTCTTCAAGTTGTCTTATAACATGTTCTTCTCTCCCATTTCCTTCCAAGTGAATTATATAAGTTGCATCCAACTCTAATAGTCCATCAGAAAAATCATATTGTTCCAATCTATAACATTCTGAATTATTCATGTAATATTTTTATATTAGTATTAGAAAAAATTGATTTCAAAATAAGAAAATTTAATTATTTCACAATTGCAAACATGCCTTCATCATACAGATATGTTAAAGATGTTATTCAAAGGCTATTGGAAGTTATCCCTGAGGACCAAACTCTTCTTAGGGAGAAAATTATTGAGTTTTATGATACAACGATTAAAAATGTTGCTCCTAGGCACAAATACATGTGGAATCAAGCACCTGAACTTATGAATAGCATTTATTTTGAGGAGCTTGCTTACATTTTAGAAGAAAATTCTGGAGTGATTGACACAGATTGGAAAAGAACTCTGGTAAAAGTTTTTGCCAATGAAGAATGAGAAAAATAAAGAGGAATTATCATAAAAAATTGAAAGGTATTAAATACATTTTTTTATTGCAAACAAATACAATGCTTCTCTCTATAACGGAAAAGACTAAACGCGATATTTTCATTTCTCTCCTTCAACTTTTAAAGGCGGCAACTTCAAATGTAACCATCATTTTCTTGGAAGACCACGCTTATATTCAAGGAATGGATAGCAGTCATGTATGTCTATTTGATGCAAGGATTTACAACATTTGGTTTGATAAATATGAAATTTGCGAAAATGACGCAAAGAACATTTGTGTAAATTCACAGATTTTGCATAGCATTCTATCTATGGCCCAGGAGCAAGATTCAGTAACATTGCATTATGAAGGAGAGGCTGATTCTTTAGAGATTGATTTGACTAATGCAAAAGGCGAGTTCAACAAGTATTTCAAGGTTCCACTAATAGATATGGAGTCTGACTTGCTTGAGATTCCAAGCGTTGAGTACGATGTTGAGTTTTCAATCAAAGCCAAGAAGATGAATGAGCTCATTTCACAACTGGCAACTTTTGGAGATGTTATAAACATTAACTGCAGCGAAGAAAAGATAGATTTGATTTCTAAGGGAGACGGTGGCGAAATGCTTGTCAATATCCCGATTGATGATTTGTCAGAGTTTTCAATCTCAGAAGGCCAAGTCATTGATATCTCGTATAGTCTCAATTATATCAATAAGATGTGCATTACTACAAAGTTGGCTTCAGAAATTGAATGGTCAATTAGTGCAGATATTCCTTTGAAGATAAAATATGATTTAGGAGATAATAGTTCGATTATGTTCTTTATTGCACCCAAAATTGAGTAAAAAGGATTTGCTAGGAGGGATCATAGGGGAACCTAGGTTCCCTTAAGTGAGTATAAATAATAAAAATTAATTGTGAGTTTTTATTAGTTATTAGCCATGTTGAAAATATTTATTGCTTTTTTTATTTTTTGTCTGGTATTATTCATTTATCTGCACATTCAATTTCATCTTAAAACCAGCAATGATTTAGAAGTATATGAGTTAGACCAGGCATCAAAGGATAAATTAGATGAAATATGTGATTTAAGGCAACCTGTTATTTTTGATTTTGATAATGAAAAAATTATTCAATCCGTCAATAAATCATATATTACAAACAATTACAACGCTTTTGAGGTTAAAATAAGAAATGCAAATGATACTGATTATACAAGTGAAATTTACATGCCTTTGCCATTGCATGCTGCCACAAAATTATTTGATGAAGACAAGTCTTCCAGTTACTTTTCTGAGAATAACACAGATTTTTTACAGGAAACTGGGCTTATTAAACACATGCAATACAATGATGCGTTTATTCGTCCTCCAATGGTATCTAACTGCAATTATGACATGACAATGGGTTCTTCTGGAACTCAAACTCCATTTAGATATGAAATAAATTATCGCAATTTCTTTTTACTAACAGAAGGTAAGGCTATTATTAAATTGGCTGCTCCACAAAGTTCAAGATACTTATATGCTGAACGAGATTATGAGAATTTTGAGTTTCGTTCTCCTGTAAACCCTTGGAAGGTTCAGCCCCAATATAGTGCAGACTTTGATAAAATGAAATGTTTAGATGTTGTGTTAAATCCTGGTCAAACTATAAATATTCCAGCTTATTGGTGGTATAGTATTCAATTTGAAAAAGAAACATGCATTGCTTGTTTCAGATATAGAACATATATGAACAATGCTGCCATTGTTCCTCACATTGCAATGCACGCACTTCAACTTCAGAATGTAAAGAGAGAAGTTGTTAAGAAGCATGATATAAAAGATTTGAATAATAAAGGTTCAAAAACTTCTTCTCTCGGTGAATCTTCTTTAGAACAAAAAAACGAACAGGATGAACCGGTTAAATCCGACGAAATTCCTGGAGCTGAAAGCACTTCAAGCATTAACAACTCAAAATTATAAACCTTCTGAGAACTATATATATTATAATAAGGTTAAAGGTATCTTTACATTATAATATAATCCACCAAAATATGATACACCCCGTGTGTAAGGTTCACATAAATGATAGAGGATACACCAGTTGGACTTATATCAATATGACAGATTTGAAAGACATTGAAATTAAAGAACTACATCCAGCTGAACATAAACTATTCACAAATGATGTTTTTTCTTATGATGGTGCAAAAGGAGAATTAAAAATTCTGCATTCTAGTATTCGCGTTGGAAAAAATATACCAGGTGTTCTTGTCTTAAAGGGAAATAAGACATATGGACGAGCAGAGAATGGTAAGCTATTATACAAATGTATTCCAGATGATAGACGACTACCTACCTTTCTTATTCCTTATGAAATGAAAAATGTAGGGTTCTCCAAGGTTTTTGTAGACCATTATTGCACTTTTAACTTTGTTGAATGGAACGATAAACATCCAAGAGCAGTTCTATCACAAATGATAGGCTCGGTTGAAATATTGGACAACTTTTATGAGTATCAGCTTTACTGTAAGAGTCTGAACGCGTCTATTCAGAATTTTACAAAGGATACCTCCAAGGCTTTAAAGAATCACGCACACGATGCATTTATTGACAATATTAGTAAAAAATACCCAGAAATTGTTGACAGAACTGACAATAGTATGTGGCATATTTTTACTATTGACCCTCCTAATAGCCTTGATTATGACGACGCGTTCAGCATTCGTAACTTGGATAATGGTATACAGCAGTTAAGTATATACATTTCCAACGTGACAATCTGGATGGATGTTCTTAATCTTTGGGATTCATTTTCTCGCAGAATTTCAACTATTTATTTGCCAGATAGAAAGCGCCCCATGTTGCCAACAATTCTCTCCGATTGTTTGTGCAGTCTTCAATCTAATCACACTCGTCTTGCTTTTGTAATGGACTTGTTCATTGACGGCGACATAATAACTGATATTAAATATTCTAATTGCAAAATAAAGGTGAATAGAAACTATTGTTACGAAGAACCCAGTCTTTTGGAAAACCCACATTATCAGGCAGTGTTTGAGTTGACAAAGATGATATCTAAAAAATACAAATACATAAACAATGTCAGGAATAGTCATGAAATCGTTTGTTATCTTATGATTCTTATGAATTACAATACTGCAAAGGAGCTTCTTGTTAATAAAAATGGTATTTTTCGGTCTACAATCATGAAGAGGGACTTTTCTCCACCAGAAAATATACCAGAAGATGTAAGTAAGTTTATTAAAATCTGGAATAGTTCCGCCGGACAATACATAGATGCTGGTTGTTTGGAAGATGGACAGACAATTTCTCACGACTTGCTTGAAATGGATGCGTACGTACACATAACATCACCCATTAGAAGGCTCGTTGATTTGTTGAATATCATTCAATTTCAACAGAACACTGGAATTATTAATTTGTCTGATAGCGCAAATAATTTTTATAAGAAATGGTTAGATGAGTTAGACTACATCAATACAACCATGCGATCAATTCGTCGCATCCAAAATGATTGCAATTTGTTGCACATGTGTTCATCGTCACCAGAGATAATGGAAAAGACTTATAAGGGTTATGTTTTTGATAAAATTATTAGAAACGACGGGTTGTTTCAATATATTGTATATTTGCCAGAATTGAAGATGGCGTCACGAGTAACATTCAGAGATAATATTGAAAATTATTCTATTTGTAATTATAAGTTATATTTGTTTCATGATGAAGAAAAATTCAAGAAGAAAATTCGGCTTCAACTCACACTATAAATTCTTTTTCTCAGAATAAGAAAAACTAACAAATTTTCCAGATGATTCGTCGTATAGCGTTAAAAACAAATTGTTAAAGACATCTTTCATTGAAAGAACAACAACATTTTCAAGCATTCTTGTGTTTTTTGCGATATAATCATTACATTCTTGTAAATTATACCCCGGGATTCTTGTCATACAATGATGTATGTGATGATACTCTATGCCCATGGTAAAGTATTTTAACCACCGTGGAATCATTATAAAACTTGAACCCTCTAGCCCAGATTCTCTCAAAGTCCATTCTGAATTGTTTTTAATATATGCGGGGTTGAATGTGTGTTGATTGTGAAATAAAATAAAACCAATAACACATGTGAAATAAAATGCAATATTGTAATGAATAAAAATGGAATACTTATAATAAATGTATTGTTGTATGGCTAAGCAAGTATTATTTATAACCCAATCAATGCATGTTTCGCGGCTTGCATAGTTATATCCATTTGATAACAAAATCGTCAATCGGTTCAGTATAAAAAAATTAAAAAATGGAACAACTGTAAAAAATATTAATGGACCTCTATAAATTCTGTATAGCATTTTATATCCAGGATGCAATTTGTTATATTGATCCACAGTGTAATCAATCGTTTCTGACCATTGATATTTAAAAGGGTTTTCTATATTTCCGTTTGACAGGTGATGCATAAAATGCTTAGAGTTCCAAGAAAATGGTGTCATTAAAAATGAGCCGCAAGCTGAACCAATTATAAAATTTAAATTGCGATTTGGTGTATAAGAGTTATGGCCACAATCATGAAATATAAGGAAGGTTCTTAATAGCATTAAGGTTAGAAGAGGAACAGTTATAATTGACAATATGGATTCTCTAAAGCAATAAACGCCGTACATTGAAGATCCAAAACAAAAACAATGAAATAAAAAATCTGCAGCCGCCGACCAATATGATGACGAATGTTTTTTATATATAGTTGAATTAATACTAGCGTCCATTAGTCTATTATAATATAATTTTTATATTACAATAGCAAATAATTAATATGAAGAATAAAAATTGACATAACATTATAAAGTTTACACCTTTGCAAATCTCTGAAATGTTAACTCGTTCAAAGAGCAAAAAAACGCAAAACAATAACAAATATGTTGAACACATAAATACATTGCATACAGTTGCAGAAGGTTTATTAAACTATTCTTCTGATATTGATCTAAAAAAACAAAGGGAAATAATTGAAAATTATGAGAATATTATTCGCTGTTTGTTGAACGTTGATTAAAATGAAATTTATA